CCACGAAGAGAGGCCAATGCGGGGGCGTAGTAGTGGAGTGGTGGAGTAGGCTGTTTTCACTTCCCTGAAATTTTCTTTCAGGCGTAGTAGTGGAGTGGTGGAGTAGGCTGTTTTCACTTCCTGAAATTAGCCTCTCCACATCCGAGCCTCGGAGGTCGGCGTGCGGTCTCGTGCTGAATTTAAGCGTTTTTCATTTTATTAAACTGAGAGAGAGAGAAGTTGAACAATATAACAACTGCCAAATTTGATACGAGTCCGCACGTCAAACTGTCTTTTACTGCTCTTTAGCGACTATCTTCGCTCCCTCAAAGCGGAGCCGTTCGATCGCCGACGTACGAACTTCGTCACCCAGCCCCTTCTGCACGAAAACTACGACCGGTTTCTTGTACGCCGGAGAGTACCACCGTCCGTCCTTTCGGTCTGGATTCGGGCTCGCCACATAGCCTTCTTCCTGGATCGTACGCCTCAGAGCGGCAGTCCCGAGGGACACCGAAACGTTGCCCTGGAAGGCAGCCATATCGATACACTCAGAGCACACCGCGGGCGGATGGTCGAGCAGGTCAAGGCACTGTTGTAAGGCTAGCGAATTGTCCGAGAAACTGGACTGCACCGCCACCCTGAAGGCAGCCGTCTTCTCAGGCGGTGCGGACGGGTTGAAGCCTGAGACATCCCGGGCCAGGAACCACTTCTGCACTGCACCCAACCCGCCGCCCTCTTCCATCCACTCGTAGAGCTCCCGGAAGTACTCCTCCGAGGGCTTCTCCGCAGACGACCACGCAACGTAGTACCGGCGGGAGTTTCGGTCGATATGCAAGGCGTCCTGGTAGTTGGTTGTGAACACCACCCCGAAGGCGTTCCGGACGTAGTGGGCAGGCTCATGTTTCTGGTTGCGATAGAGGAAGTGCGGCGGGCTGGTGATGTACTTCTTCATGTGCTCTGCCAGCTTCCACTTGTTCTTCCCGCCGGTGTCCCTCGCCTCGTTCACTTTCAGGAGAAGGGACTGCACCCACGGATTGAAGCTGTCGAAGAGATTCTCAGGCGAGATGTCCGCCACGTTCGCCTTGCCAAGAGACGCTTCGAGGGGGTAGAGAATTGTGTCCTTGCCGATGCCCTCTCCGCCGCCCAAGATGAGAGCGTGATTAATCTTCACCCCGGGGTTCTGAACAAGGAACGCCATCCAGTCTAGGATATGCTCACACTCCTCGGGGTAGGTCGCACGAACCAGGTCCAACCAGGGCGAGACGTCTCCGTCCCCCTCGAGCGTCGGGCACGGCACGAAGGTGTTGTAGAGGCGTGAGCCCTTGTGAGGTTTGATGTCCCCCTCAATGGCAACGACGTCTTCCATAATCCGTGGACCTTGTGGCTCCCACACCGCTCCCACAATGTAGCGATTCAGGAGAAGCCAGTGAGCTCCCGGAACTGAGCCCCCGGGGACAATAGTCTTGGGGAAGAATTGATTGATCGCATCCGTGGTCCACATCGACGAGATGCCCGTGGGGTCGAATATGAATTTCGCCCCCGCTCCGGGTAGGTAGGCCCAGAAGTCAGAGAGCAGGAAGTAACCTCCGTCCGTCACGCTGCGAACCTCAGAGGCAGCCGCCCCGAAACCACGGAAGAGAGTGCTCTGAGCGTAGTCCAGCCGCATGGCCTTGTCGTCGGCTGGATCGTGCTTGTGACGCATCGCAACCACGACGTCCCACACCTCTTGCCGGCTGAGCCCCTTCAAGGCGAGTTGCGAGACCATTGACATGTCGTAGGCGGAGGAATCATCCTTGAGGTCCTCTCGCCGGTGTGCCCAGGTTTCCTGGAGCTTTCTATCCGTCGACAGCATGGCCATGAACTGGGTCGATAGCTCGTCGACTGGTAGCAGCCGCGGCTCGAGGTTGTCTTGGACCGGATCGACCTCCCTCGCCTTCTTCTTGGTCGGTGTGGCGACTCGGCTCATCACCTCCACCGCGTCAGTCAATGGGCCCATGTCGAACAACCCGCCGGCGCCCTCCACGTTGGCGGTGATTGCGATGTACCCCTTGCCTCGGAAGAAGTCAAAGCCAGGAGCCTTGACCCCTCCGCCCTTGGCCGAGTTCGGCTTCCACTTCTGCATGTTGCCGAGCGCGATGCTCGGGTCAGCTGTCCCCACGACATGGAAGCCACAACCGGAGAGCGAGAGCTCGTAGAACAACGCCCCCTCGGATGCTAGAGCAAGGTCCCGGAGTTCCTTCGCCCATGGCTCCCATTCACCGTCTGCGCTGCTGCGTCCACCATCAACGTCGATGGCCATGAGGCCACTCTCCCAGAAGGCAAACCCGAGGCCCGCTGCATCCCCATGAGTCGCGGCGAGAGCGTACGCCTGATGGAAGGAAAGACCTGGGTTGTTGTCGGCCACTGAGACGTTCATACCCGCCGCACCGAGGGGGACTTTATTCCCTCGATGCCAACACCAGTTGTCAAGCTCTCGCATCGCCGCGGGGATGTTCCGTTCTAGTTCTTTAAGAGGTAGCAATAGCCCACTCCTGTGGAGGCTGAGAAATACAATTGTGGCAGCAGTCAATATACGCTGATGACGTGCTGAAGCGTACTAAATTCGGGAAGTGCTGGGCGTGCGAAATATATGAACCTCCACTTCACCACTTCGTCCTCCCAGCTCTCCGCCCGCACTCTTCCAAAAGGGGTTCCGCCTCCGCCCCGTTCCACCTACAATTCCTTTGTAACTTTCCAGGTGGCGAACGGCCACCATCACTCACGACAGAAGGTGCTACATGTATGCAGAGATGACTGGCGCGCAGCTGAAGGAACTTCTCCGAGAGAACGGTCTACCGGTCTCCGGGTCGAAGTCCGAGCTCGTTGCCCGATGTGAAGCGGGTATCCCACCCGAGGCCCCGAACGGGGAAACACCCGAGGCCCCGAACGAGGAAACACCCGAGCAGGCGAACGGGGAAGAGCCCGAGCTGTACTGTGCCGAGTACTACCTCGCTCAGATCGTCGAAGAGCTGCGCAACCTGACCGCCACTCTGAAGGAAGATTTGGGCGGAGCTCATCTCATCCCCATCGACATCAACATCCCGATGCCGCAGGGGACGGAAATCATCCCTCCGCCAACGGCCGAATCCACCCCTCCGCCTCCCCCCACGGCTACGTTCGCGGAGGTGACTGAACTCGCTCGTGAAGCCTTGGCGATAGACCGTGATGCGGTCATCAACGTGGTCCAGGAAATTGGTGGCGTCCAGAACGTGTCGGCCATCCCCGAGGAGAAGCTCGGAGTCGTCGCTAACGCCCTGGCCGCGATCATCGGTTGATGTTTGCCATCGGCCTAGCGATCGTCCAGACCGTCCTGGGCGCGGGCTGCTTGTTCATCGTCGTCATGGCGGTGGACAAGCGGCTCGGCCGCGGGGACTCCGCCTTCATCCAGTGGATCATCGTTGGTTTGATCCTTCTCTCGTCTCACCAAGTAGGAGTTTGGCTATGGAAGCTGGTCCGCTTCTTGTTGTCGTCGCTCTAGCTCTTGCCCTCGCCATATCGGTTCATCAGAACATCCGGCGAGGAGCGAGAATCAGGGCACTCCAGTCGCAAGTCTGGATCCTCCAAAATAACTGGGTGGGCTGGTTGGACCGAGCGACGGTTTTCGTTCGTGACATCAAGCGCTCTCAGTCCAACAAGTCAAGGCAGATACTCTGCATGGATTTCCAGAACGCCCTTGGCTACCAGCGGGATAAATTCGATGCCGACGATTGACCGATCTGCGATCGCCGATGCTCGT